ACCTCCAATATGTTTTCCCTCATGATAGAAATCTCTTACTCCATGAAAACCTATTTTAAATAAATTATTTCCGTCAATTAATAATGTTTTAACCACTTTATTTGTGTTAAATTGTTACTGTTCTTTTTTTTCCTCTTCTAACTTAAAGTCACCTTCAACTCCGATAACTTCTTTCCAATACTCAGATTGTTCACCTTTGTATTTTTCAATTGATTTTTTTTCCTCAGTACTTTCTTTACCCGCCAAGAATCCGTGAGGAGTTACAATTATTTTCCCATCAGCATACCCTAATCCGTTGATATGATTTTTCATTACCGATATTTTTGTTCTGGACGCGAACTTCACTTTTCTTTTGTTCTTAACTGCAGATATAGTGGTAGTACCCGCGTCTTTTTGATTACCAAATAAGAAAACTAAAGAAGAGTTTAACCAAATCGCTTCACCCCCTTTACTCTTTATCTTAGGTTGACCAAATGGATTATCAGGAAGTTGTACCCAAGGTTGATTAACGATTAATAAAGTGTTTTCATACTTAGAATCCGCTCTACGCGAACCCGATATTCTTTGGTTGATACCCATACCTATTTTATCCGCTAACGTGGACGCATTATGCATTTTACCACCTTTACCATCAAAAGTCATTTTGCATGGTACTGAACCTACGGAATCCCATAAGAACAATAAGTCGTAATCTAACTCACCCTTAGACTGAGCATCTAATAACTCATTAATAAAGTCAGTTATTTGTTCTATATAATTAAAATTATTATTAAAAATAAAAAACCCGTCCCAATCTAATTCACCCGTTTCTTCATCAACCACTTCATTACAATCAAAACCCATAAGTTTTGCGTGTTCAAAAGACCATTTTTGTTCCGTAATAATGAATACAGGTAATATACCTTTTTTCTGCGCGTCTACCGCGGCTTTTACTAACGCAGTTGTTTTACCCGTATCTGAATGTCCTAAAAACATATTTAAATGACCTATTGCTGGCCCGGGTAATCCGACAGCATCTAAGAAATCCTCACCCAAATCAAAAAACCTTTGTGGTTTATATTTTGCAGATGTAGAAAATTTCTTTTTTATACTACTAAAATCTTTTTTCTTTATTGTCATATTTTTTTAAGAATAATAATGGTAACGACACGAATGTCGTTACCATCAATTAATTAATTAATTAGTTTTTCTTTAAAACGGTAGATTTGTGTCTACACTTTCACTTGATTGTGGGTCAATGGTTTCTTCAGTCTTAGTCGGCTCATTAGAACCCCCTAATACAACTTCAGACGAATCGTCTCCATAAACGTACTTTTTTAAATCTGTATTCCAAACAGGTGTCTCACCTCTTGCAATAGCCTCTAAGTATTCTACGGGTTTCTGAGCGTACACGTCCTGCCATGTTGACCCATCAGTCATCCATTCTTTCATCTGAGCTTTGTCTTCATGGATTACACACGGGTCGTCATACATAACTGTTTGAACAACTGTGTACTCAATACCTTTAGGTGTTTTCGCCTTTGAAAGTTCGACCATTAGGTCACGACCTTCATCCGCATTTGTAATATCTCCCTTAGCTTTCCATATTGGAATAATCTTATCTAAAATACCTTCTTGTTTGTAGTTATCTTTGAATCTCCAAAATTTAGGTCCGTGGTCTTCGTTTTCTCTATCGATAAGTTTTACAATATAAAATTTACATGGACGATATTGTCTAGCTAAATCTTTATCTGATTCTTTACCTGTTGAGATTAATTCTTCGTAAACCTCAGTAAGAGGTGAACGTTCTCCGTCATTTTTTCCTGGGTCATATAGTTTTGTCCATTTACCGTCAACCTGTACTTCATGGTACCACACTTCTTTAAAAGGGGATGAACCATCAGGTGTTGGTAAAATACGTACTCTTTTCTGACCTGATTTCGTACCTTTTGGTAGGTAAGTGGTGAAATAACGTTTTAGTCTATCTTCTTGTGAGATAGATTGTTTTCCTGTGTTTGTTTTTGAAGTATTTTGCTCATACTGAGCCAATACTGCGTCTAATGCATTTGCCATAGTTTTTCTGTTTTCTCTGTTTTTAAATTATTATCGTTTACTCAAGTAATAATATAACAAAGAAACTCACTAAGTCAAATAAAAAAAGACCATTAATGAATGGTCTTTTAGTGTTATTTATATTTGTGTTTGGGTTTTAATACTCTTGTTCAAATGGTGTGTCAAATGATTTCCTAACATCACTATCAGTATAACTCTCCACTTCATCGGAAGTTAAAACATATTCATTTTTTCCCGTTTTTTCCATATCAGGTCCTTTGTCCATAAAAAAGTCAGTTAACTTTTGATTGTAAGGGTAACTATCTAAACTCCTTAACGATAATTTTTCTTCAGGAGACTTTTGACGGTACTTCTCAACTTTATTTTCTAAGTCATTAATCTTAGTAATTATAGTGTCCATATCAGATAATTTAGAAGTTAAGTCGTTTAACCTATCCATCATACTATCCATGTACTCTTCTTGTTTAGTTGACATATCTTTTTGTGCTGTAACTAAATCGGTAATATCTAATTCCTCAGTACCGCTATCTTCTGAACTTACTGAATCAACTTCAGGTTCACCAACAACTTCAACATCGGGGTCAGACTCGACATCTACCGGTTGTACGTCATCCATTTCAAGTTCATCACTATCTAAACTAATTTCTTCTTCACCACCGTCAATAGGTTCAGGTAAAGGTATTTCTTGTTCCGAAATATACTGGTTAATATTATTATATTTACGTATTTCTTCTAATATTTTTTTATCTACAGACATTTTGTTTTTTTTTTAACCGTTTAAAAGTGTCTTCACCCCTTCAGGTGTTTCAACTCTTAAAGTCCTATTTAATTTTATAGAATTATCAACTCGTTCTATAAGGCCATCTCTCATTCTTACGGTATAACAGTCCCCAGTGTCTAAATCACAAACTTCTTTGTAACCGTTACCTGTATTTTTTTCAGTAATTCTAGTGTCTTTTGACAAATACTGGTCTAATAATGTTTTAGTATCCATAATCTTTTATTTATAAATATAAGCAAATTACTCTTTTTCTTAAATTAACTGTTATCCCACACAATTATTTTACTTTTAAATTTCGCTTCAGCATTATCAAAAAGTTGTTTCGACTGAGAATTAGTGGTTAAATCATGGTTTACTGATGCAATAATAGAATCATCAATATTACTACCAGCACTTAATTCTTTATCAAAAGTTGTAAATCTAAAAGTGTAATACCATAAATAGGCATAAGTTTTAGAGATATTACCATTAATAGTTGAATTAACTAAGAACGCGTCAATTATTTGGCTATATTGTGAACATACTTTTTCCATAAATCTTACAGATTCATCTGCGGTTTTAAATGAAAGATAAGGTATTGCGTTGTTATTATCATCAACACAAGTTTGTTCCTCAAAATTAATGGTCCACGCCGCATTTTCCTTCATATTTTTTAGATTGAAGAGGTTATTGTTAACACTTCTAACCTCAGTATTAAACCCATTCTCAACATACCCAATACCAAAAATAAATTTCTTTACACTATCATCGAGGGTACCACTATTAATTATGGTTTTAAAATTAGATTGATTCAATTGGGTTTTTTCTAATTTAACGTATGGTTTACTTATTTTTTGACATGCAACACATTTTTGGACATCACTTATTTCGGTCTTACTACCACTTTTAGTTGTACTATTTTTAATCGAGTTAGCTCTATTAACCGTATCCCCTGTTGAACCAGCCAATGTTGGTATTCTCCTAACTTGAGAAAGATAGTTTTGTACAATTTCTCTATTTACGCTAGCAATTAACCCGTCAGGCATTTTTAACGAATATTTTGATATACGTACACCCTCAAAGCTAGTCACAAAATCTCTAGTTGTAATATCATGAGTTACACTAGTTATTAAATAAGGACCATAAAACATTGGTACATATCTTAAATTAAAATACATTGTGGGTTGAATCATCACATTACCCATTGATGTAACATTACAATTATAACTGGCACTTTTATAAAAATTATATAAACTGACCGATTGTTGAGCCACTTTTTGACCGTCAGCCTGTGAACCCATGTTTGCCAATATTTGGAATGTTGGAGCAATATTTTTTCTTTGAGCCATATCAATTGAAATAGACTTAAATATACTTTGATTTTGTATACCAAAATCTACATTAAACGCAACTACTTTGTTTCTATTTGAAAAATTTGTTACACCATCTTCCGATGCTCGAACGGGTGATTGTGAAGGTTTAGTTATATCAAACGAATCATCACCATATAAGTAATTCTGATTCTCAGGTGAAGTATTTATAGTCTCAGAAACTTTACCAACATAAATTGCTAGTAATTTAGGTTCAGAAGTGTGAGTATCCACCTCTAAAAATGTTCCAAAGGTATTATTAGCAATATCACTAAAAGATGGGTCAGGCATACCTTCTTTAACTCTTTCATTCCTACCATAGAAATTTGAATATGACGGTGTCGGCATAAAAATGAAGTTATTTTTTTCTAAAATATGACCTATAAGAGATAAAACACTCGCACTACCATTAGAATTTTTTAAGAAATACCTTAACTCTTCAATATTAATAACTACATCATCACCTATAGGTCTATTAGCTTTATCTAGAAATAAAAATTGTTCGAATAATGTTTTATTTTTAACATCTTGACCCGATATCCACCTATCATTAAAGTTTTTAAATGTTGACCATAATTCAGTCTTTAATAGTCCGTCCTTATCGTCTAATTTAGATATTCTAACCTGAGTATTATTTACCTTTACCGAGGGTAAAGTTTTATTTAAAGTAGTAAAAATCTGATTTAACATATTATTTTGATATGTAACCTGTTCAGACATAAACGAATCAAAGGTTTGTTGAAAATCACTTTTAGTTAGGTTGTTGTTATCAAATTTTTCTGTCACAAATACTTTAATAATTTGTGACAAATCTCTTACATTTTCTTTAGTAAACTTAATATCCATCGTTGGAAAGAAGTCCGTAATGTATGACCCATTATCTGAATACTTAATATTGTTTTCAGAGTAGTCACCCACCCTTAGATATAACTCACTCCATACATCAGGAAAATTACCCTGACTACCTAACAACGTAGTCGCATTTGATGACGTAGGTACCGTACCTTCTACATAATAACTAAAATCTATGGGGTCAATAGGTACTATTTTTTCATTCGTTGAGAATGAGTCAAAAACTCTTCTATTAAACCTACCTGGGTTACCAATCTTTAAAACGACATCTCTTTCAGTAATTTGTGTTTTATTTAAGTTAACAAAGTTTTCCATTTGTTTTTCCGAAATACTCTTTGCATCGTCTTCTGAATCAGTACCTAAGTTAGGTTTATCAATAATCAATAGACTTTTCATCACCCTTTCGATGTTATTATCATATTCAATATTAAATGACCCTAAATACTCGTCATCATTTTTAGCGGATGGATTAAAAACTATCTGATTGTAATCTTTTTCTTTTTTACAGAAGTTTAAGAAATGTCTTTCAAACTCATCTAACATTTCTTTAGAAAATATTGCAAAGATTTCTTCTATAGATTTATAGTCATCATCACTACTTGTATTAATTAAATTAAACGCATTTTGTTGATTTTTATCGTTATCAATAAGTTTGATATACTCTGTAGTCTTTGGCTTTTTAACCCATTGGTTATTAAAGTAACCGTTATTTGAGGCCGACCATAATGACCTAACATTCCCATTCTGAATAGACTTGTTATTAATATCAATATTTTGAGTTAATTTACCTTGGGCATTTAAACATTCTCTTTGTGCTTGTGTAAATTTTAAATACCCTGACGATGGTATTATTAACATCTTACTGCTATTGGTTGCCGTGTTCCCAGTCATTAAATCTAATGGTCCGCCCATATCAAAATCAAAACTTGTATTACCTTCAATATCAAAGTATTGGAAGTAACTACTATATTGCATGGTCTTACCTGTATTACTTGGGTCATACCCCGCAGATAAAATATTACTTTGTGATTTACCTAATTTAAAATTACCGTTATTAAAAAGGTCATTCATTTCACTATTACTATAATTGATTAGGGGTGATTTACCAGTAAAAAATTTATAAGTATCGTTAACCACTTTAGGGTAAAAACCATTATTAGTGAATTGAAAATCTGTTGTAACACCACTAACAGTTGTAGTTAAAGTTGTTTGAGGTACATATGTCGTTGAACCACCAGTATAGTTTTGAATGTCATATACTTTATTTATATTATTGGTAATCGGGTCATACGCGTTAACATAATTAAAATCCCCCCATATATCATTTAATATATCACCATTACCATTTTTATCCTCTTTATATCTATGCCATATTGAACCGTATTTTAATAACCAAAGATAGGGTATCTTATGTATTGCCGCAAATTTACTTAGTCCCGCATATATGTTATCCCCCCATTTAGTTGTTGTAACACCCGCCTCACTTTCATTTCGACTTAAATATTTTTCGCTTAGTGTTGGTAATGGAAGTGAGTTTAAATAAAGGTAACCTAAACCAACATATGGATTAACATTACCATTAGTTTCACCCGACACACCTTTTAATAATGCGTTAGTAAAATAAGGGGTATTTAAAAGTGATGTTGTCTGTGTTGATGTTAGGTTATTAGTCGCTCCATTATAGTCCGTACCATAATTTAAACTTCCCTCAGTTAAATAAAAATCTTTATTTTCTCGATTATTGTAGTAAACAATCGACTGAGCATTTGTTTCATACTGAGTACTATCACTATTATTTGACGTGTTTTGGTTGGGGTTTGATGGGTAATTTTTTTCATACTGAAAATAAGTCATATAACTATTATTATACCTCTCATCGGTATCAGATTGGTCATCAAATGTCGCGATAGTTTTTTTAAGTATATTAAAATTCATAACACTTTCAGTACCATTTGCCTTTTCAATACTACCCACCGAAGTACCTTTTGAGGTATTTTTTTGTAACCAAATTAAGTTATTAAATGGGTACACATCCATTAGTGTTGTTGCGTTTGATGATGAACTTGTAATATATTGTTCTAAATCTTTTACTGAATCCACTGAAGACACAATTTCCATTGAATTTGAATTCATACTTTCGATACTATAAATGCCGAAATCAACATCCATATAACCTTTGATATAGTCCTGAGTAAAAATATCTCTTGATTTTCTCGCGTAATAACTACCTTCCCCGTTATTTGAAATAGATAGTAGGTATTGATTAAATGTGGACGCGTTAAATTTAAACTCCTTTAATATTTTCATTAATTCAGGAATATTATCTAAACCATCCTTAATGTTGACAGATTCAAAATCAGCTAATACATTATATAATGTTTTTCTAAAATTATTATTTCTTATAACCTTAGTATAGTTAGCCCCTAAATAAGTTCTTTCATATATTTCGTAAAAAAATGAAACAAACTCTTCATTACTATATGGGGTATGTTCAAATGGAAACTCCACAGAATTTATACCAATATATTTAGAAACTTGAGTTTCGTTACCATAATTAATATTAATTTTAGGTTTATCTCGTTCTAATGACGCGGTAAGGTATTCCTCAACAAATTGTATCTCTGGCCATATACTATAATCGTATCCTTGGATTGTGTTTATGACATCTTCTTGCCCGGGATACTTTAAAACATATTTAGAGTCTCCTTCTTTGGTTACTTCCTCTTCAAAATATTGAGGCCAAGGGTAAACGATTTGAGGATTTTCTAATGTATCACCTAATCCACCTACAGTAACTATTTTTAATGAATTTTTACCCTCAACACCAAAAGATTTCTCAGGAGGTATGATAGCACTTAACCTTACAGGGTCAGTTCTAACCTCCCAAGCGTCGGTATGGGTATTATCCATTAACCTATAGAACGCCTCTGCATTTGCACATATAACGGCCAAAACATTGTTCATGGTAGGATTAAATCCTAAACCTACATCAGATGATATTATTTTTTTCGCTAAGGCTTCTGATAATTGTTTTTCAATAGTTTCTCTTTTCTCCTTGAATGTACTCTCAATTTTGGCTAATTTAGCTAAGAAACTTCCATTCATGTAGTTTTTATCTTTAATTACATTACCAAATGAAATTAAGACTGATGGGTTTTCCGTTTCTTGTAATTCTCCGTCAGGACCTACTTTATAGCTTTTTGACGCAACCGCAAATTCCGCTTTAAGTTTTAACTCAAAATCCGCTAATTGGGTTTCAGTTGGGACATTACCGTTTCGTCCAATATACGTATCTTTATAATTAATAACGCTTGGGTCCGTGATATTAGTTATAAAATCACTAGCTTTAATATTAACTGATATCTTCGATGGATTATCTTTACCTTCAATCACATATTTACCCGGACTGTAAAAGGTGGGATTATCTTTTAATGTTTTATTACCCTCATCAACGATTATCTTTAATTTAGAAATTGCGGTTCTTCGTCCTTGAGCATCAAGTTCTTTTTTTAAACCATATAACTTAGAGGCTTTGGTATCATTTAAAATATATAATGATGTCGAATCCACATACTGATTAAACCAATTCTCACCAATATCAGGATATACCTTAGTTCGGTATGTTCTGATACCTTGTTCATAACTAACAACGTCATTTAATACTGACATATCTTCTTTAGAGTATGCTTCCATGACATATTTATTGAAGTACTCTAACCTCATCCTCATTTGATTCAGGGTTATTTCAGGAAAATCTTCATCAATTAATCCTTTAGATTTATATAAAGAATAGACTTCTTTTATTTTCTCCATTCCTTTAGTCGTATCTATCTTATCCATCGCCACTGTTCCTCCGGCGGGAATACCTTTAACATTTTCTAATTCGTAACTCTTAGGATACATATGTGGTGTAGTATAAAGATAGTCTAATAACGTATCTTGTAAAAAAGCGTGTGACCTAGCAACATATGATGTGGTAATTTTATAACTACCATCAGATGGGTCAAATCTGGCGTTAAAATCTTTTAACATTAACTCTAACTTAATAGCTTTACCATAGTGTCCTTTAACTGTTAATATAAAAATTGGGTAAGGTAAGTTCATGAATAATGAATAAGGTGACTTATCTCCTTTTTCAAACAGTACTCTACCCTGTACATCAGTCATTTCAATAGTTACTGTAGGTACAAAGGCGGGGTTCATTTTAATATTAATTTTCGTAATACCTAGTAGTTGCGCATCAACATTGTTAGTGTCGCTAAAAATATCGGTTGAACCATTGCTGTCTTGCCCAAAAAATTGGTCCGTCCAAGAGGTGTCAAAGTACTTTGGGTCATCATTCATTGAACCCCCTAAATTAACATTAGGTTCTTTTTGGTTCTGAGCATTACCCTCTAAAAAATTAACTTTTAATTGGGCTACCCCAACATTTTTTACACTATCCCCATAATTTGAGCCGGCGGCTAGTTTAGTTCTTGGAATAACTCTAGCCTCTAAGTTAGCGTATGTCATTAAGTTCTCTGCCTTAACGTTACGTTCTTGAACTGTACCGTCAGAATTTACAACTTTATTTGGGTCAACCACAACAACATTGTCATAATCAGTCTCCACATAAACTTTATCGTTATCAAAGAATTTATTATCTGCCATAATAGAAGAAGTGATTTTCAACAGCCGCTTTATAATCCTGTAACGAGTTTGTTAACGGAAAAGGTATGAATAAAAGTGCGTTATCAGGAATATTAGACTCTAAACCACCGTATTGTGGATTCGCAGCTAAAATTAACCACCCAAAATATGGTGACTCATAAAACTCATAACTTAATTTATCTAACCTACTACGTCCTGTCCTAAAGATGTACCGTTTATCTGAAGGTTTTGACGGTATTCTTACGAAAGGTACGATGGTCTGTTGTCCATTAACCAAAAAGTCAGTATATCTATTCCAATATCTCATAATTAATTAAACGTATTTTTTCCATTAAACGAGTTCTTACCACCCTGATTTAGTCCTGAGTATAAATTATTGAAGTATCCGTCTTTAACTGTATTGATATTCGCTAGAGGAACGTCTATATAGTAAAATATTCTTTCTTTTTCTTTAGTAAATGGCGAATAGTCGTTAAACTTTCTAACTGAACTACGTTTACTAAATCTATCTAATTCTCTTTCAGTCTTATTCTGAACTTTTTCGTAGTCTTTATTTAAGTCATCAACAATATTATTTACATACCTTACCCATTTATTAATACCGTTTAACCTATCATTCAATAATTTTTCAATAATAATTTCTTTAGTATTTAATATTTTTTGGTACATCGCGTTCATAAACCTGGCATAATACATTCCTTCACTTTGGTATTCAACCGAAAAAGAATAATCAGACGTAAATGGTTTTTCAACAAGCTTATTATTATCTGTGAATATTTGGTTGTAGTAGTTCTGTAAATCGGTACCTAACGTTATCATATCGTCCTGCATCTCTTCATATGTATTATTAACATTTTTAGAGGTCTTATCTACCTTATCTGTGGCATTTAAAGATTGTTGTACATTTCTCGCCTTTGAAGCGTAACCATCGGTATTAGTCATAACAAAATTAATTCTATCAATTGTCTGAACTAAACTTAATTGATTATTAACAACTTTTGACATAACACTCATATAGTCAGAGATATAGTTAGTTTTAGTTTCATTTATTAAGTTCATAATATTAAACTTATAAAGGTCTATATCCGCATTACTGAAATTTTTATTCTGTATGTTTTTCAATAATGGTGAATTTCCATTACTAACATCAATAATTATTTCATCAAATAAATTATTTATTTTAGTTTGTAACTCATCTTCTTTTGGTTTACCAAATAAATTAGTTGTAGTACTTGTTCCTGTGAACCCGTCAGTAAAATATCCTAAAACATTACCATCGACATAATCTCTTTCATCTGTAAAATAAGCTAAACCATCGATAGAGTACTTATTCGCAACTTCATTAAGTGAATCAGTTATTGAGCTTGTATATCCCTGAACATCCTCGATTGCTGTTGCCATTATAGTTTTAAATGATGTCTGACCACTAAGGGTAGAAATATCAGTTGTCGGATAGGTTGTGATAACATCTGTTTTAATTGTACCAATAGTAACACCTTTAGTCGGTATATCTGTAGTGGTCGGTCGGTTATCGGAACCAAATGGTACTGTCGACTCAATTGCTTCCCATATTTCTTGATTTAACTCGGTTCTATCTTCAGTAACCACCGCCCTATCATCATAAATTTCAGTATTTGCGAAGTAATTAAATGAAAGTGCGTTTTGTAACCTATTAACGGGTTCCTTTAATCCTTGTCCCCCAATAAAATAAAAGGATAGATTAACATCTGCTATCATCGGTTGCACACCAATACCTTCAGGATTTAAATCAAATACTAATGGTTCATAAGTAATCGATAATTGATTAATTGCTATTTTAGTATGATAAAAATCACCAATTCTAAGTATACAAATTGGTGGTGCACCAAACGAGGTGTTCTTAGCGTTAAATTCTGTTGGTCTACCATCGTCCCCAATCACAGGTATAGTGTCACCAGGTCTGATACATTGGTGTAAGAACGTGAGTCTAGAGTTTAAACCTTCTGGGGTTGTTGAGTGGAATGCTGGTTGGAAGTATTTTATTTTCTCCTTAATACCATTATATACCATAGGGGAACTTTCCTTTACTAAGTCGAAGTAATCACACTCAGTTAATAGTTTTCTAACAATTATTTTTGCTACTTCTTGTCTTTGTTTTTCAGTCCTTTCAGGCTGTTTTATTGCCGGCACTTCTTGAGTGCTTTGGTCGACATCATTAGATACCGTAGGTGATACAATTACTTCATCAGTCACAGGAACCTCTTGAATCGGTTCAGGTGTTTCAACAACACTATGGAATAGAACTCTTCTGCAGGCCATGGCTTGTGGTGAATATGTTCTATCGGCTTCAGATAAATCGGCGGTACAATTAACTCCACCTATAGTAATTTCCTCTCCAGACTTAACCGATTCTATTATAAACTTACCATCGTCTTTCCATTGCTGTAAGGTTTTAGTGGTGCCGCCTGGAGTTAATGGTAACATATATTTTGTTACACTATCGATTCTCCTACTCGATAATGATTTATTATATGCGGTACTATTAGGTGCGGATGCCGAACCCTGTAGTAATATTTTAACCGTAGAACCCGCGTTTAACGCTTCCCCAACTCCCCGTATAAATTGTTGTGTTTTATAAAGAGGACCTTTAGTTGCCCCTGTTAAGATATTTTCTTGATAAAATTCCTCAACACCTACCGTATTTTCTGGTGAAGATTCGTTTTTATACTCTTGTTGTAAAGCAATATAAGACTTTAAAGTTGATTGGTATGTCTCATCACTTGTTGTAATATTTTTGTCCTTTGGACCCGGAACGTCATTATGGAAATAATACGCAAAATCGTATGAAGTTTCAGTAACCTTAGGTTCGTAGTCTTCAATCGTTGGGTCTTGAGTTCCTGGAACCTGAGGGTTTATTATATCAAAATTTTCTTTTACTTCACCAGCAACCGGTGAATTAACTATAATTTCATATATATCACTATATGTGAACTGAGGGTATCTCAATGCTAACTCATATATATCATACTTTCTACACCCCGCAAAGAATGAATCAACAATACTTGTTACTTTATTATTATTACTTTGATTGGCTAGTTCTTTATCAACAATCGCATTCAATATTGAAGGGTGGTCAACAACAATTTTCCAACTTAGTGACCCTTGTCTTGTCGTATTATTATACGTGTATATCGGTTCAGGTCTCCCTAAAAATTCGTTTGTATTCCAATTAACCGAGTTTTGTTCACTAACTTTCATATCATAAGGAGGGAACCACATAATTCTTCCTCCATTAGGTCCCCTCTCGCAATGAGGTAAGTCCTGGTAGGTAAAACCTTTTTTTCTTGATGTTCTCCATGATAAATTCTCTAATGAGAACATATATTTTTTAACCTTACCGGCTAATCCTTCCCCTATTAGATTTGTACTCTCATTACCTCTAATAGGTGCAATGTTTAAATTATAAGTACTGTCTAATACTGAGTAAGAAAATCGTCTTCCACTATTAACTATTCCGTCACCTTTTTGTAGGTCGGCCATAGAAAAGTAAGGAGTGTCTTTAGTAAAAACTCGACAATATTCTTGACCTACAATATCGCCTGCAATATCTTTATATGCTATTACTCTTGAACCTTTAGTTAATTCTCTAGTGCCGTCATGAAAAACTTTAGATATTTGGTCAATAGCATTACCAACATGTTGTAATTTTCTAACACCAACAACATCATCCGCAGCGTTAATTAATTTTTGAGTATTATCTAATATTGAGCCTGTTGTGTACTCATAATTACCTGAACCATCAACAGATTGTGTTGCAGTAAAAGTATTTTGAACCCCTTGTTCGTTCCAATCTGTATCAATGGTACCATAAAACTCGGCACCTTTACCAACTTTTTGTCCTGCTCTTTCTTGATATTTAGGAGATACCCACGTAAACCCACCTTGTAACCCACCACTATCGTATGTTGAAGTTTGATTTAGACCAAATTGATATATGTTATCCCTCTTTTCATTCTCATATATTTTTGCAATTTCATCATAACCATAAACCGGCGATTGAGTCTTATTACCATCTCTGTCTAACGGCAATGACTCAGCGGGGGCAACAATATCCCTCATTTCTTGTTGTGAACTACCTACATAATAATTTTGTTTAGGTACTTTAGTAAATAAATCGGTTAAGAAATTTCTATTATAATCAGGAATATAACGATTTAATCTAAGTCCGTGAAATAGTCTTGACCGTTGACCCCCACCTGTGTTGTCCAAGAATATTTGCATCCCCGTTTTTTCAGTTGGTAGTTTTAATACACCTCTCTTATCAAATAGACCAGTAACTTGGTTAGCTATCTGATTTAAGTACATTTGTTTTGGTTCCGAACTAAAGTAATCTCCCGGTATCCATGAGTATGGTGAGTAAATTCCACTAATACGACTTATAAAGTCTAACCCTTTACCAATTAAACTTTTAGGTACTGAAATTTTCCAATCTCTCTCGATGACTGATTTGTTGCCTGTAACTATAGCTAATAAATCAAATGGGTCAGATAATGCGTCAATGGCATTTACCCTACCTATTGTTTGTTGGTAGGTTTCTTGAGCAACTCTATACTGAAACTCAGATTTAAGTGATTCGGCAGCTATTCTCGCTAAATCTGAATCCTGAGATAATGAACCATTATTTCCTTGTGGATTCTGACTAGTTAATAGAGTGAATGGATTATATGATGAAGCAATAAATGTATTGTAAGGACTTTTACCGACCAATGCGGGTATTCCTTGTCCCATATCAAGGTTTAAGGTATTACTAAAACTTGTAACTGAATTAATAAACGTAACATCTTCAATAGATTTAGGTGCACCAAAACCTCCTTCAGGACCATATTGGTTTTTAACATAAGCATAAGTACCCTCGCTTTGACCTATAACTTCAACCTCTTGGGTATCAATAACTACGGTGTCATTAATAATGATTTCACTTTGACCTGGCTGACTAGCCGGTCTAAAGCCATCACTATTGTATGGTTGTAAATTTTTAACTAATAACTTTTTTCTAAAGTTCTCAGTTGAATCAAATGATAACGGGCTCTGCATCTATATATATTCTTTTTAGATAAATAGATGGTAACATAATTTTGCGTAATCTAAACGAGTAGAATTATCTCAAGCCACCAACATTATTTTATAACGATTAGGAGTTATAAGTTCCTAACGTATTATTTATTTGAGAATTAATCGTAGCCATTGCGGTTGGATTATTAATTAGTAAGTTAGCTAATGCATCTTTATCTAATACTGAGTTGGTTGGTATCCCTTCAAGTGTGAGGTTAACTTGACCGCTCACATTTACATTAGAATTAGACGCCATCATAGTTGTTGGTTCACCTATACTACCAGTACTGTAATTAAGACTAGATATAGATGGATTATCTCTACCCCCGGTTTCGTGATTAATTGATGGATTACCTCTACCCCCAGTTTCGTGGTCGATTATCTGAGTTTCACCATTCAAACTAGGGTTTTTTCTACTTCCAGTTTCTTTAAATATTCCCGAAATACTCTCAGGTAAGTTTTCGATAGCTAAAATAACTTCCCCCCAACCTTGCTTCATTAATAATAAAAGTGCGGCACCATCAGCTTTATCAATTAGTTGTTGAATAATCTCATTAGTGGCTTTAGCGGATTCATTAATACCATTAACAACCGCCTCAGTAATCGCGGCAGCTGTTTCCCTATCCATACTTAATTGTGTTTGTATTTGACCAATCCCACTAATAATATTGTCAGGAACCTTTATCTCATCTTCTCGTTTTAAAAACTCTTCAGTTAGCATTTTTTGAGCCTCTGTAGCTTTCTCAGCAAAAATATCAAAACCACCACCTTTTACTAAGTTTAACGTTGTTAAATTAATTAAAGTCTTCTGAGCTGCCTCAATTTGGTTAAGATAACCCATAGATTCCTTAGCGACATCAATTTCTGACATGTTATTAACATCTAACATATTTTCTAATTGAGTGTAATCACTAGCAATTAATTGATTAAACCCTTCGCCAATTTTTTTAACCGTACCGTCTGGCATAGTTATCTCTAAATTACCATTAGCCCCAATTTTACCCATATTAGCGATTAGTTCTTTTTGCTCTTCAGGTACAGTATTAAAATTATCTAATATTTTTAACTTTTCAGTCTTTTGAGCCGCTTTCATACCCATCTCCGCAAACTCTTGATATGACATTCCAGCTAATTTTGCGGCTTCTCTAAGACGGTACATCTCAGTAACAGGAATATCAAACTCCCCTGACTCCTTATTAAATGAAACTGCCCCCGCTGCCATATCAACAAGACTATCTTGTAGTCCCGCCATATCTGTTTGAGCCATATTTAATAATGAGAATGGGTCTCCTAATTTACTAATTGACCCCCCTAACATTTGGAATCCAGCTGCGGTTTTAATTGCCTTTTCAGGTGACATTAGTTCATCAGCAAAACTAACCGTCTTACCCATATCAATTCTTAAGGCTTGTGCTTGGGCAACCATTTTAGAAAGACCTACGACACCGTCTTTAAAGTTATATGTGACCATTAACTTTAAATTCTTGTTAACCTCACCCATAAATGTGGAAACGTTTAAACCATAAGCTCTCGCTTGGTCGGTCATTTCTCCCATCATCGCAAGTGTTTGGTCTGTGGTATAACCTAAGGTATCGAATGAGGTAGCCATAGTAGCTAACTCGGTTGCCGTCATATTAGCGGTCATACCTAACGCTTGAAATCCTGTTATTTGTGAATCCGTGAGAAACGTATTTCTCATCATTGAATTATTTATCGCGGCAAATAATTCAATATTTTTTTCAGCACTAATACCAATTTGCATAGTACTTTTAGCTGACTCAGCCATAACTTTTTGAACCTCATTACTTACCGCTCTAGTTTGTCCTAAACTTTCTCTAACCGTATTGGCAGATTTAGTTTGAATCGCAGCAGCCCTTTCAATTAACGAACCAACATCGATGATACTGTCTTTTAATTTTCTCGCAAATGCTGTAAGCGAGATGTCCGCTAACTTAATACTCGATTCTATCGATTTAACCTCTCCAGCTATTCCATCACCTTCAAACATAATTTTCTTTTATTATAAATATTAGTTAACGAGATTTTTGCCTTTGTTTCTCTATTTGTTCATTTTTTTCTTGGAATTCGGTTGACAACTTATTAATAAAGAATTTTCTTTCGAATGTCGGCATAATAAGTAGGTCCGAGTAAGACATATTTACATGTTTACTTAGATAGTAGAACTCATCGAGCAGAACTTTTCTATAACTAGAAGAAAGGACGAAAAAACTCCGCCCCAAAAGTGATACGCATATTCACTTTTTCTCCTGACGGGGCTGTAGTAGTTCTATTAAGGTCTAATTTAAGTTCACAATCTGACATTGTGTTCCTAATAAACTTTGAATCCATAATAGGTAGCGTACTTATAAAGGTTGATATTTTTTCTCTGTTTTCATCACCATCGATAGACATAATGTGTTTTTCTAATCTTTTAGTAACAATTGGTACAGTTACTCCATTAGGGTATGAGTCGGGTAATGCAGATAATTCATTAGTGTCCTGAACATTTAAAAGTCGACATTTTACATTAACACCCGATTTAGGTAGGTTAAATTCAAATAACCCTTTTTCATTTGGTGTTATTTTAGCTTTTATAATATTTAATTCATCTAAAGCGATTGTCGTCTCAAAATCTTTCCCTGTCTTAGGGTCTTTTAATTTAAAATTATAATCTGAGCCAAAAGCGGTATTTCTTAAAAAGATTAAGATAGCTTCCGCATCTCCGTCAAGTAATTCATTTACGTTAAAATCCGGCTCATAAATTTTATTCTTCAGTAATGTCATTACTAAATTGTTATTCCCTGCGTTTGATAATAATATATTTTCATCTTGAGCAGTTAAATAACCCACCTTAAGAGATTTTTTCTTACTTGTGTAGAATAAACCTTGTGATGGTAATGGTACCACATCATGTGGTAAGTCCATATTCATTTCTCCGTATTGTTTTCCTTGGTCCATAATTGTTTATTAAAATAAAAAACCATAGAAGTTCAATGACCTCTATGGTTTTAAATATACTATTGATTGTTTTATTATCAATACTTGTTTCTATTAGTACACCAAAATACATCTATCAGGACGTAATGTTGCTGTAATTGTCGCTAACGCATCGTCACTATAACCTAAACTGTCGAAATTAACGTCAGTTAAGAATGTCCCTTGTAATATCCATTTCTCAACTGCTACCCCTGTTGGGTCTAACATCTCTAAGTCTAAATCTTTCTTATAACCTGCTGCGTATCCCATACGGCCTATAACGGACTCTGAGTGTAGTCTAACCCACTCCATTAAAGCTTGTGAGGCTGATGGACCGATTGGGTCACGGAAAGTAACGTTTATTGTGTTCCAGGTAAATCTACCTGCCACGTAAGTGGATGTGTTTAGAAAAGGAATTTCTGTGGACCCGATTTGGATGTTAGGTCTTGATGTAGACTCAACATACCAAGAATTAATCCCCAATGAAGATGGAAAAGATAAGATAAATCTATTCTTTCTTTTTGGTTCATAAGGAACGGGCATTTTCATTAATAAGTCTGCCATTGTATTTTGGTTTTATATTTCTTTTAGTTTATTTAATTATAAATATCCAGTTTAAAAGTTTTTCTATTTACTTTTATTTTTTTTTCAGTAATCTACTAGAGCAAATAAAATAATAATAATTATTATACTTCTTTTTTATTTCCTCCTTTAGTTAAATATGTTTTAACTGGTTTATCTTTATATTCTTTATTTAAAAAGGCTTTAATTTTTTCTACATTGCCTGGGTCATCATCAGAAAACCCAATCATTGGTACAAAATTATTTTTTATATCATTTTTAAGAAAGGCTTCTTTACCAATTTTCTTACTTATATCTCTAACATAAGAGATAAATTCACGTAAAGCTTTAATCTTCCCTTCTTCAGGGTCAGCAGCATCACCTTCACCGTAAGTTACGGGGTAATACCTATTAAGGTCCAAATAGTCGTTAATCATACCGAAGTAATTTTCTCTGTCGTCACCCGTAATATTACGATATTTTTTAAGGTTGTCAATTAAAGATTCCTTACTAATACCATTATGGTCAGTAACTATCATATTATAAATAGCTTCACGTAAAACTGAAGGTGTGTGACCTCTAGCGGTGATTATTGAAAAAATGGAACCCCCATTTATCGCTTCAACAAAATCACCCCATGATGGACCTGGTTTAGCTAACATAGAATCAATTATAAATGCGTTATCACCTTGTATACCGAAATTCTTATAAGGGTCCTTAGAGTATCCCACAATCATCTTACCTTTATATTCAAAAGGCTCTTTACCTATCATACTTCGATAATCTGCGAAATCTTCAGTAGACATACCTACCTCTTCATCATTGTCAGTTAATACTAAAATTTGGGTCGGCATCGTAGCGATGTTATCGTCCCAGTCGAACGCATAATATTTTAAGTCTGGATTACCTTCAGGGTCAAACCCTTCACGTAGTAACCTTTCGCTAAAAAATTCCCTTATGACTCCCTTTAAACTCATTTTCTATTTGGTTTCTTATTAATTTTTTCTATTAATCTTTCTAGTTGAGTTTCAGAAATAACAATATTCTGAGGTTTTTCTGAGAAAGACTTACTACCGTTAGACTTTACGTCTAAAGCTTCGTTAAGTATTTTTTTCTTAAATTCCATTTTATTTTTATTTAAACTTTTAATTGGCTAAGAAGGGAGAATTAACTCCCCTCTTTATTATAAATATAGTTAGTTATTAAATATCTTCAAAAGATGCTCCTGTAGGAGTAATCAAAAATTCAATATCAATAAATTCAAGTGCTCTTGTTGGTTTCAAGTAAATTTTACCTGTTAACGTGTTAGAGTCTAAATCTTCAGGTGTACCTGAAACTGTAACTCTAAAGTCAATTAAACCTCTGTCTCTCCTAATACTATCTAAGATAGGGTTAACTGAGTCTAAGAATTCTTGTCTTACTTGTTCGTCATTTTGTTCGAACAATAATCTTACCGCCACAGCCGAAATTAATTTACGTGCTTGTAGTAATAATCTTCTAACGTTTATTCTATCAAGTGCAGATTCTTTAACTTGTAAAGTTTTGTTACCCCATATTACAGTACCAACATCGGAGAAGGTTGCAATTGGGTTTAATCTACCTTGGTATAGTACATCTCTATCTTCTTGTGTTAACTTCTTACGTGCTTTAACTGAGTTAACTAAACCTCTTGTGTAACCCGCAGATGCGAACCATGGGAAAGCTATATTATCAGTTAATGCTAAGTTCCTAGCAACCTCACCTGTTGGTGGAAGATATATTTGTGTATTATTAACCGTGTCTCTCGTAAGTATCCATGGATAATAAGTTGCTGTGTAGTTAGAGTCTATTCCTGTGTCTACTAAATTATCTACCGCTTCTTCAGGGTAAATAAAGTCAGTATCAAAACTACCTAATGAAGGTGTAAACATTTGATAGTCAGGTGTAGTACAGAGATAAATTGAATCTGCTCTATCCTGTTCAATCATATCAATTGCTGACTCAACTAAGTTTGAGTTATTTACATAATCAATACCTGGTGTAGTAAACACATTAATGTTAACTGATTCAGGATTATTAAATGTATATTGACCCCATAAGTAAGCGTAATAATCTGTGTTAGCCCAAGTTAATTGGTCTGGTCCTACAATTTGTTTAAACGCTCCCCATCCTGTTGCGGTTGGATAACTTATCGATGGTGCCGCCCCTTTTCTAAATCCTGCTGCTCCTAATTGATATCTGTCACCGTTAGTTCTATATTGTCTATAAATATCCCATCCATCGAAACCTCCTGATGGAACTACTGTGAACTTACGTGCATTTAATCTAAAATATGGACTACCTTCAGTTGGTTCTGAATCGAAACTCGCGTCCCCAACTTCAAAAGCCGTTTCACCTGACGTAATATAATTAGAAGAAATCATAATAACCGTTGCTCCTGAATCCATATGGTAATCTTTAGTAAGGTAACCCCATGGTTGTGAATCAGTTGCGGTCCCTAAATTTGTAGGGTTTTGTTTTCCTTTATACTGTAAGAAATCTGAATCAATCCCTACGGTGTTTGAAACACCTAAGAAAGTTCTTCTTACTCTATCACCTGAACTTCTCGTTTCATTGTCAGTACCTGTCGCCGCACCAAATGGTGGGTTCCAAATAACTTCACCTGGTGTGTCGTATTTTGTTTTATATTCTAAGAATGGTGAATTAACTCCTGAGTATTGTCTAGTTTGGTATCCACGGAAACCACAAGGTAGTGAGTCATAAGGTGCGTCCTCATTCATCTCTAACATTATAAATCTTGACCTTAACTCAAACTCCCCATTAGATGTACCAATTCTTTTAGCTACAAAACTATTTTGATTCATATCCATAGTACAGTTAGTAAATTTCTCTAAAACTACTGGGTTAGCATCGGTATCGAAGAAATCACGTACAACTACATCGAATGTCCCATTATTAAATGAAATGTTCATAATAGAGACTTTTATCTCTCTATTTGCGGTGTTACCATCAGATATAGTTAATACCTTAAACATATTGTAAACTTGATTACCTCTTAATTCAGAAACGAAATAAGGTGTTTCAGGTGTTTGGTATCTTTCTAAGTACCATCCGATACTTGTATTGGTTGCTAAATCTTGTCTAGCACTTGGTAAATCAACTAGGTCACAACTTAATCCACGGACTTTACCTAAACGATACCCCGTATTTAATAAGTTATAATATTCTTCCTCAACAAATAATGGTACCTCTGATTTCGGTTTCGCAAAATTTGATTTACCAAATACCTTTGAAAGGTAGTTTGAACTAGATAAGTTAAATGATGTTTGGAATATAAAGTTATCTCCATCGGTAGTTGTTGCAGAGACTGCAAAAGTCGAAAAAGGATTAGTGGATATACCAGAATACGCTCCTGTACAATCTAAAAGAACGTCAGTTACCCCTGATACCTCATAAACTGGTCCGTCATCATTTGTATAGTTATCTATACCTCTTGAACGTAAAGTTGCAACTACCACATCGTGGTAACCGCTATATGGTGTACCCGAATAGCTTGTTACATAAACTTTAGCCGTACCTTGGAAGTTAAGACCTACATTCGTCATTGATGTTACACCCATACCAAAACCTGTACCGTTATACACGTTAGCAGTTTCAGTAAATAATGCGTAATACCATGGGTCATTAACCGATGCGGTTAAATCACAAGATTCAAAAAGAATATCTTCTACATTAAATACATTAGTATTAACTGACCCAAGAGCCCCTGTTTGATTAACCGTATCGCCTGTAGTACTATTAAATGTGGAGGCACTTACCGCTCCCCAAAAATAAGATGTTTCTCCTGAAGTCGTGTTATTTACAATCTCCGAATATAAATATCTATCCATATCACGAATAATAGAGGACTCTCCACCCGTATATGTTGTATATGGATTAGTTATCACATCCGTAATACTGATAGGTAATGCTGAGTAATTTACTCCAACACTTGTGGATGTTCCTGAAACTCCTGTAAATGAAATAGAGAAAGGTCCTAAAACGCCTGTTGCCGTTGTACCTGAGCTATCTAAGTTACCGATAGTTGTTATTGACCATGAAGGCCCCGCGTCGTACCCTGATAAACCAAGTACTCTAGTAACAAACAATTGATTTGATTGTTGTAGATATGATTTCGCTATGTAAGCTGCCTCGTACTTAGGTATCTGAGTATTTACGAATTTAGTTGGATTTGTACCACCAAAATAGGATTGGAACTCATCGTAATTAGTTATGAAAATCGGCTCGAACGCTGGTCCCGAAATTGTTTCACCTACTAACCCAAGAGTTATGACTCCCACACTTTGTGCTACAAAACTTAAATCTCTTTCTGATGTATAAACACCCGGAGATACAAATACTTTGTTAGATGTTGCCATTGTATAATTTTTTTCTTAAGTTTTTATTTATTGATAAATATTATGAAAAATACCAAAAAACTATTATATTAAGACTATATTTATAAAGAGTATGAAAAACTTCTACCTTTTTTCTACCTTTTTAAAAAAACACCTATGAGTAAAATAAAAAACATAAAAATTTCACCTGAGTCTCATGAGACATTAAAACTCTACTGTAAAAAACACGGTTTTACGTTATATAAATTCATTGAGAAATTAATTGAAGAAAAGTGTAAAGAAGAAAAGGATATTTATGGTGAGTAACTAAAGTAAACGAGCTTTAGCTTTTAAAACTGACTCCTTACTATTATCATTCTTTACTACATCAATTTTGATTGAGTCATTAGTTGAAACCTTAATAACCGGAACATCGTCACCAATATAATTACCATTAATGTATGTGGAGTAACTATCGACATTAGTACTCTCTAAAATAGATAAGTTAATCTCATACCTATAAGTCTCCGTTAAAGATGTAACGCCATTAATAAAACGTATGTCTAAATCAAAATTATTTGGATTAGAAGGATACTTCTCTACTTTCCGACCAGTATTCAATGTGTCAACCTCAAAGATAGTTGCGGTTCTTGAAATTGCCGGTGAAACCTCAAACTCTTCTTCATCCAATAGAAACCCCATCATTAGAAATTCATAACTTTGTACGTAATACTTTCTTTTCTCCAATTCTAAAACAGATTCATCAGACGAACTGTTTAAAATCATTGGGATATAATGTCCCTTTATTTCGGTATATGCTTGTCTTGATGAAAATTTCTGTAAGACTTTTTTATTAAAATCATTCAGTTCCCTCATTCTATTACAGAATATTTTAACGTTAAATGTTATATCTACGGGCACAGGTTGGGGTATCTTGTAAATGTCCATACCCTTTCTTTGACCATCCCATGTGGGTACTTTAGCGTAGTAAAATTGTCTACGATTAGGTATTGTATATTGTAAGGATGGGTTAGTCCCAAATTTAACATCAGGATTTCTAACTGTGGCAACAAAGGGTGGTTGTATATTTTTATCTAAATCTTGAAAATTCCATGTTTCAGTAAATTGTGCCCAATTTTGGGTAGTAATAATTAAATCAATATTACTTATATTTTTACCGTTTACTGAAATACCTAATTCATTCTTTACGAAATCTAACATACCCCTATCTAAATCGGCGTGTAGAATAGATTTAGGTAAGTAAGTCCCATTTTCTTCAATTTGTTCCAACAACTCTTCCCTCCTTTTAAGCAGAATCTTATTGAGAGTTAAGGGTAAATGTTTCTTTACGTTTTTAGGTAATCCCATTATTTTTTATTTTCACTTATAAAAAAAACTTTATTTTTAGAGTTAATCATCTCAACCTCATTAGCGTTATAGATTGGTTTTTCACTTCCCTTTCTGACGAATGAATCGTACTTATACGGATTATAAGTGATTATGTTTTCATTTGGCTCATCGGGTAAATCTTCACACGGGTAATTACAAAACTCCACTAAGGTTCCGATAACAAACGCGTGGACATTTTTTCTCATCTCATCCCTTACTTTTTCTTTTCCTCCCTGTCTAACTCTAAACTCTACGTCATTTAATTTAACGTAATCGGCATACATAACAATTTTACCCTTATATGAAACTGAAAATGTGTGTTTATGTAAATTATAATAAACCATAACTTTTTCACCTACGTAGTTTACCTCTTGATTATTGTTACCACATTTATGACAAATATATGGGTCATCCCCACCGTCACTTAAATCCCAAGACCAACCACAATCATCACACACAACTTTTTCGCCCTCGATACCTTCACACATATGTACCATACAACTTTTAATTAAATTTATCTCTTTTATTAATTTTTTCATATCCCTCTAAATTCACCGTCATTAACAGGTGCCGCAATTATACTTCGGTAGAAAGGTTTGTAACCTCCATACGTATGTTTATTATCACTAACAACTCGGCCGTCATTTACAACTGAATAATATCTTACTCGGTCCTCAGTTTCATAATACCCTAAGTAATCACCATAATCAATGTCGATATTTAACTCATCTAATGATTCTTGATAGACACCCACTTTTAAGTTCCCGGGCTCCATTTGAGATAAGTTAGAACTAGCATAATTTTGATTATCAGGTGACTCAATGGTAACATAACCTTTAAACTCTACAGGTGGTAAAAATTGTATTCCATCTTCTAATGATTCACCATAAACATCGTCAGTTTTTGTTTTTTGTCGGTCAACCCGATATAAAACTATAGTAAAATGCATGTCACCCTCAAGCCATTCTCGACCCATACTTTGTTCTAAACCAAAATCTTCGGACCCAAAAAACTTCTCTAATCGTGTTATAGGTATCTTTCTGTTACTCATATATTGATAAATACATAGTTTATTGTTATATTATAAATATCTCAATATGGAAAGTAATAAAGATAAATTATCCAAAATACCTGAAGTAAGGGCTCAACGTATATTAGAAGTATACGATGGGTTCAATAACTATATACAATCTATTCAAAAGAAGTTTAGAGAACAGAAACATTTTAAACTCACAAGAGCCCAATCAGACTATATTAATACTTACCATAATCTTGTCCCAAAAATAGCAAGAAAATGGGTTGATTTAGATAGTTATTTTGGTAAAAAAATGATGGAGGATAAGTTACTTACAAAAGTACCTGAAAAAATATTTGTTGAAAAACTTTTAGTTGAAAAAGATAAGTCCTTTCACATTTGGGGTAAAATCTTTGAGAGTGAAAAATTACACTCATTTTGGTTACCTCGTGTATCATTGATTAAAACTCAAGAGAACCTAAAAGTATCGATTGACTATTCAAAATATTCTCATCGTCCACCGTTAGAACATCAGATAGAGTCAATTGAAAAATTGGCAACACATGATAAATATATTTTAGCGGATGATATGGGTTTAGGTAAAACTACTTCTACAGTAATAGCCGCTTTAGAATCTGGAGTAGAAAGAGTTTTAATTGTTTGTCCGGCATCTTTAAAATTTAATTGGAAAAGAGAAATTGAAAATTATACTGATAAAACAATATCAATTGTTGAGGGTAAGAAATGGGAGAGCGCCGACTTTGTAATAATAAATTACGATATTTTAAAAAATTTCCATGACTTAAAAAATAAAGAAGAATCTATTATTCTACAAGAAGGGTTTGATTTAGTAGTTGTGGATGAGGCCCATTATATACAAAATGTACAAGCTAAACGAACTAAACTTATTAACGACATAATTAATTCAATAGGTAAAGTGTGGTTATTAACGGGAACCCCAATGACATCGAGGCCTATAAATTATTATAATTTACTAAATTTAGTTGAGTCCCCCGTTGCATATAATTGGATGGCTTATGTTATTAGATATTGTGAGAGGTACCAATTTAATGTAGGTAACCGTAGAGTTTGGAACGTAAATGGGTCATCTAATTTAACTGAACTACGTGATAGAACTAAAACCCATGTACTACGAAGATTAAAACAAGACATTTTAGATTTACCTGATAAAATAATTACACCAATTTATTTAAATTTAAAGTCTAGAGACTATGAAGGACTAATGAGTGAATATTATAATTGGATTGAAGATGACAGTGAACAGAAATCATTAACCGTTCAATTCTCTAAACTAATGAAAGTAAGACAAGTCATCGCTGAGAGTAAAGTCAATGAGACCTGTGAATTAGTTGAAAATATAATTGAGCAGGGGAAAAAAGTTATTGTATTCACAAATTTTACTAACGTTTTAAATAGAATAACCGACCATTTCGGGAACAAAGCGGTTAAGTTAGATGGAAAAATGAGTAAAATTGCCAGACAAAACTCGGTAGACCAATTCCAAGAAAATGATAAAATTAAAGTCTTTGTCGGTAATTTAAAAGCTGCTGGTGTTGGAATAACATTAACGGCTGCGGAAGCCGTTATAATGAATGACTTATCTTTTGTACCTTCAGACCACTCACAAGCCGAAGATAGGGCATATCGATATGGTCAAAATTCAAATGTTTCAGTATTTTACCCAATCTTTGAAAATTCTATTGAAGGGGCGATTTATGATATTTTGTCTCGAAAAAAGAATATATTTGAGACAGTTATGGGTGATAACGAAGATAGAGGAGACATTATGGAACAAATTATAAATCAAATATCAGTAAGACGATGAAGATTTCTAATTGACCATTATTTATAATTAAAAGAAAATGAAGTTCAAAAGATTAATAAATAAAATCTCATTTATAGAACATAAATTAAATAGCCGAGAAGAATTAACAGAAGTTAATCACAAAAACTCGCAATTCCCTAAAGAAATTTTAACAGAAATGAAAAAAATAGGTATTGAAAAATTGCCGTACTCTTATTCTGCCTTAGAGAGATTTATAGACTCAGAAACTATGGATACTCACTATAACAAACACTATAAAGGATACGTAAAAAAATTAAATGACGCTCTATCAAGTAAAATTGATGGAGATATTGGATTAGAACAAATAATAAAAGGCATATCGAGATATAATAAAACAATCAGAGACAATGGTGGAGGAGTATTTAACCACTCACTTTTTTGGAAAATCATGTCACCTGAAAAACAAAAAGCTCATGGAGAAATCTACAATAAGATAATCAAAGATTTTGATAATTTTCCAAAATTTAAAAAAATATTTAGTAATGAGGCACTTAAAAACTTCGGGTCTGGATGGACATGGTTGGTTCTGACTAAATCGGGTAGATTAAAAGTTATGTCAACACCGAACCAAGATAACCCATTAATGGATGTTGTAAAAAATGGTGGTTATCCATTACTTTGTTTAGATACATGGGAACACGCATATTACTTAAAATATCGTAATAAAAGAGATGATTATATAAGGAATTTTTGGTCGGTAATTAATTGGGATTACGTTAACGAATTATACGTATCTCAAACATCAAAAAAATTAAATGAGACAAAAATCGTAAAAAGTATTATCTCTGAAGGGGCAAGTGCCGGATGTAATAGAAATCAAGTTCAAACATATAGACGACTATTTAATACTAATCCTGAAATTAAAAAACGTTTTATGTATACCATTATGGATATATTAAAAGAGGTCTTTTCAGAATATTGGTATGAAAAAAATAAGTACTCTGAAGGTCAAATGTCAGGTATTTACGATTACGAACAAAAAGGTCGTTCAGTTATTAATAAATTAAACACTAATTATACTGCGTTTTGTACATTAGTTAGTGATATTAATAAGTACTTAAGAAAATATGGTATCGATGCCATTAATTTTAACGATAAAAACCGTAACCAACAATTATCGGAAGTAGATAGATTAAATAAATATTTAGTTGAATTAAGATATAGCATTTTTAATTCAGACTCCCCAACATTTAAAACTATCATGTCTGGTTTAGATAAAACTAATAAGTTTGGTGATAAACGTGAAGTAGATGCGGTTGTAAGTTTAAGAGAAATTTTTAAAACCGAGAAAGTTAAAAAAGTTGGGGAATTAGGTGATGTTGATGATATGATTAAAGGTATTGATGCAATTGTCCAATTACCTGAAGGGTCTAAAACCATACAAATAAAACCATTTAACGGTGTTAATAAACGAAACGGTAAAGTGGTTGTTTATGGTACTGGTAACGTTAAGCCCTATAAAACAGATTACTTAGTTTTCCATAGTGATAAGTTAGGAACTGTTGTTTTTGAGAATAATTCTACCAAAATAATTAACGGTAGATACGTTTTTAACGAATCATCTGAATATATTAATTAAAGAAATGTAGTTTTCTTAATATTTATAAAGAAAACATACATATGTCAGTAATTAATGAACCACAAAGAACAAAACTATATACTCGTGTAAAACACCTACTAGGTGCACCAATACGTAGTGTAGAAGTCGAAGATGAAATGATGGACTCACTATTAGAGTTTTCAATTCAAGATTACGCCCAATATGTGAATGATTGGTTAATTGAATCACAATGGACATCTCTTTATGGGATGAACTTAGATGAAGAATCCGTCACAAGGGCATTTACCACACGTTCCTTAGATTGGGAAACTCAATACACTTACGCATATTCTAAAATTGTTGGACTACAAGCGGGTGGTGACTATATACTTAAAAGGGATTATATTAACCTCGTAAACGGTCAACAAATATATGAAATACCCGCAGGTAGAGAAGTTAATGAAATTTTATGGTTTACTCGTGCGGAGTTAGACGCGGCTTTTTTCGACCTATTTATGGGTGGTATGGGAGGCATGGGTGGTGGAGGTCTCGGTGGTGGTGCCGGTTTCTCACAAATGGGTTCAGCTGGAAATTATGCTATAACACCCGCATTTGATATATTACTTAGAATGCAAGACATAAATTTAAAACGAAGAATTATAAGTGGTGAGTTAACATACCGTATTACTGCACTTCCTGAAGATAAAAAAGCACTACATCTTTATAATGTGCCTGGTGGGGAGTTTGATTTTGGTAATATAGCAAATAACGAATATAAAGTATGGTATTGGTATTATGAGACCGATGATAGGGAAGATTGTTTAGCAAATAACCCTGACGTTGTTAGATTACCTTCCGATATACCTATTGATGAGATGTTATGGGCGGAGTTAAATAACCCAGCACAGGCTTGGGTTAGGAAATGGTTTGTCGCATACGTTAAAGAAACTTTAGGTCGTGTCCGAGGTAAATTTAGTGGTAATTTAAAGACACCTGATTCTGAAGTCACAATGGATTATGATTCATTACTTACAGAGGCTAAGGACGAAAAAAGTAAATTAATGGAAGAGTTAATTGCTAGGTTAGAAAGATTAAGACCAGATAAAATGATGGAAAGAGAGGCTAATTTAGCTGAAAACCTTAATAAATCATTACAGTACCGAGCTCTACCTCGTCAAATGTATGTAATATAATATGGGAATCTCAAAATCATACCCAATAAAAAAAATAATAAACGGTCAAGAAAAGTTTATTTCAGACTCTATAATTGTGAACGGATTAAACTACACAACTAATGGAGAAGGGGTAATTATTGTAAAAAATAAAATTAATGTTAGTACTATAACATTAGATAACACTACGACTAACCACATAACTATTAAGTCTATGTGTGATACCATTATAAAAACAGACAAACTAATCGATGAAGAATATGAAGAAATTCAACTAGAAAGGTTTGCTTCTGTAGAATTAAAGTTCGTTGGAGATAATTGGTATGTTATGTCTTCTGACGGATTAAAGAATTCATAATTTCCATATTCTTATTAACATATTTCTCATCTACTAATTTAGTAGTGTTTTCTAAGTACATATAAAACGGGCTTATATTAACATCATTCCAAAATCTAATTTCTGGTTCTGATAAAGTTAAAACCTCATCTAAATTATCTTGACTACCTTCTTTCATTGGGAAACCTCTAACTAATTCTGTTTGAGATTTTGTGAAAAATGGTCGGTCTTCAGGGTTGTCGATTAATACTTCACTACGAATATCAGGAGAAAAAACTACTAATAAGGGCTCAATACGTTTATTAAACGCCGCCATATATCTAGGGATATTATATTCACCTAATTTGTCAGGTGTTTCACTAATATATTTATCATCAATCAAGTAACAATTAAGTACAATTTCGGAAGAGTCAGGAGGCATTGGTTTCCCATTAACAATAGCATATTCTCTCTTTTCAGCTGCGGTTGCGCTCCACTTATTTTTTTTCTGTACGTCACCATGAGACTTTCTTTCTCCATTATTGACATAGTAGATAGTGTCACCTAAACCAACATTTAACTTATGTTTTATAGATAATTCCATGTGAGCTTGTCTTGACATTAAAGAACCTGATTTAGTTCTTTTTTTCATATGTAATTTATAATCACCGATACTTTGTTTTACACGAGATTTGTTGGCTATTTTAGAAATTGGTATTTGTAAGTTATAGATTTTATCAACATACTCATAATAAAAATCTAAGAACTCGTGACCTTTACCATCTAATAATAGTCTTAACCCGTGGTCCAAAAACTCAGCAACATATGTGGGTAGTTTTTTAGATTTAATACTATTTCCCGTTAATTTAACTTTACCTGTGTCAGTAAGTAACGCGTAGTTTTTACGTGCAACATTTATAGTTGATGGCCATACCCCATCAGTATCTAACCCCATTTCTCCCCTCATGAATATATCGTTGTATTCCGCAACATCTGCTTCTGTACCGATGTATTCTTTACCTTCGACAACTAAACCATTTAAACCTTTACCTATGTATGTATGTTTTTCACGTTCAGGTGGTGAGGAAAAGTTAACCCCATCAGTATCCATTACAAGAGGATTATACCCGCGTTTCATAAACCACATAATCATTTGTCTAAGATATTGTCGACCAGTACACGTAATTTGTTCACCCATATCCATATCTCCCCATGGAAATACATGAGGGGCAGATAATGAACCAAAGAAAGCGTTAATGAATATTTTAATCGGTAATTGTTTACGGTTATACTTCTTAGATTGCTCAGGGTCGGATACGTATAAATCTGAGGCTAACTGTTTATAGTTAATACGGGTATCTCTAAAGTACTTCAACATACTCTTCATTGCCCCCGTTACATCACACTTAGGGAACACATCATGGACTAACTGTATTGATGGGTATAGTGAGGAGTAATCTAATTTTAAAACGTCCGTAGAGTACCCAACGGCTAATAATCTTGAGAGTCCCCCGGTAAATGGTCTCTTCTCACCTTTCTTAGGGATAGCTAAATTATGTTTATATGACCATGCTGCCATAATCATCTTCCATAATGTAGCTGTACCCATAGTAGATAGTCGTTCATATGTGGTAGGAACCAGTTTAGAGAGTAGAAAATTTGCTTGATTAAATTCTTCATCAACAATCATAGTCTCCCATATATCATCATAAAGATATCTCTCAATAATATAGTTACCGTTTACCTTCTCGTAATGGCCTGGAAATCTTTCCATTAGGTCTTCAGTTCCTGTTGACCCAACTTCTTTATAACCACCCGTCTTAGGATTAAAATAATAGTCTTTATTGTCAAAATAAATTTTACCAATTTTATCTCCCTCAACATAAACTCTGTTTTCTTTTTCCGCTCCGATGAATTTAGTGATATATTTAAGTCCCCAACTTTTAATGTCTGAATTAATTGCTTGGGTTCTTCTAACGGCATGCGCAATATCAATGATATTATACCCCCACATCATTGTTTGAGTATATGGCTCCATTTCATTAGCCAATTTTAACATACCTTCTTTCTGTCTTAATTTTTGTTTAGGATTTAATGTTTTAGATATTTTTTTGATATCTAATCCTAATATTTCGGCTCTACGAATAATAAAGGGGAAATCGAAAAACGCTGAATTATATCCTCCGATTAACGATGGTTTAATAAATGATATAATATCAAAAAACTCAATAATTAATTTACGTTCTTCTTCGTCATTCTCACACGCAATAACCTTTTCAAACCCTTTATTGTCTTTCATACCTATCATGAAAATTCTACTTTCTTCTGGAGATAGTCCCGTTGTCTCAATATCGAATACGAACCTATGTACCTCATCATACTCATCAAACCCTTTAAAAAGTCTTTTATTTTTTTGTATGAGATATTGTTCCGCGGGTGCTAGAATCATTATATAGTCGGAATTACCTCGACCCCATGGGTCTAACCCACCACCCTTAAAGAAGTTCACTAAGTTACTATATGTTTTAGTTGTTTTAACTAAATATTTTAAACCTTCTTCCATTCGTGAATCATTATGTGTATCTAACGTTTCTATGATAATACCATGTGTAGACATGGCTTGTTTCTGAGCAGATTTAGACCCACCATAAAAGTTAATTCCTTGTAGGTTACCTACCCAAGCGAATGGGATAAATGTGTCTGATTTTATTGTTTTACCCTGAAGAGGGTCTTGAATTACTTTGAATATTTTTCCTGATGCGTAATCATATTCTAACGCTACTATATACTTTTCAGGGTCTTCTCCGTTAAGGAAGATTTCAATTTCTTCTTGTGATACCATAATATTTGTTTTTCGTTTGAGACATTTACTCGTATCGTATTGATGCGATTACTCTTTAACACTTAAACAAAGGTAAGGTAAGTTATTGAAGTTGTCAAATAATATTGATATAAAGATTTTCTCTAATTGGAGCAATTAATTCACCCATTGAATTATGAATATGAAATTCACCAATAAACCTACCTTTAGTGTTTGTATCACGTTTACTCCATCGATAATAAATGTAATATTCTGATGGTGAGTCAGGATTAAGTTGTGTTTTTTCAGTTATATATGCGTTATTCATAAGTATTTTTTGTATACCATTTGATTCATTTTTCATAGAAAATCGAATAGTCGCGGTATCTAAGTCAGTATCAAAAATCTTATAGGCGTCTGTTCTACCATCTCTAACCACTTGCATTTTAAGAATTGGTAATTCACTTTTATGTTTTATAAAAAATTCCATATTTTATTATTTTATATCATTTTTATTATGTCCCATTGGGGGTACTTGGTTTACAACATAAATCAGCTCGACTAAAAGAATCTGTTATATTAATAAATAACTTTTTTCTTCTCGGTAAAATAATTTCACCTTGACTATTTGTAACTTTAAACTCACCTATATATCCACCAATATCCCTTGTTTCGTGAGAACTTAATTGGTAATATACAAAATACTCCACTTCATTGGACCCGACCGTAGATGGTTTAACCATTACCGAAGCGGGTTTATTCATTATGTAATACACATTAGTTTCTTCATTCCACATACTGAATGTGATGGTAGAGTCTTTTGTTAAATTATCGAATTCACGAAATCCTAATCTACCATCTTTTACGATTTGTACCTTTATAATTGGTAACGTACTATTTTTTCTTATAAAAAACTCCATCATTAATTATTATATATTAGGGTCATTATCAGATATATTAAATCCAAAATCACAAGTTATTTCATCAGCTACGAAATCAAAATCACATGCCGCAGCGTCGGCATCAAAATTAAAGTAACACCCTAATAGACAAGGGAAACAATCGATACACCAAAAATCATATAAATTATACTTTGTTTTTAGTTCCCTATAATTATGTTGTATTTGTGGAGTTGACAACGGCTCCGTATACATTCTAAATTGTGATATACCACCCATAAACGTACCACCAAAATTAGGTTCGATTAGAATGTCGGTAGTCAATCCAGATAATGAAGTACCTGATAATGTTTGATTCGGCATATCTTCAGGGTCTTGAATATAAGGACCTTCAGTTGCGGTACAAGCACTGAACATTAGACTCTCTCTAAGTCCCTGTGTCCCTCCTCCCCAACTTATGTTAAAAGGAACCCCAAGTTGTTTTTCTTTTTGGGTATTTAATTCACGAGGTATAATTTCTTCAAAATCCTCAATCACCATAAATAAATAACCATTAACATATAGTTTTAAAAGACCTTGTCTTCTATCTTTATTTCTTAACCATTTTCGATTTAAATCTATAAGACTTGTTTTCTTCTCTTTTTTACTACCGATATGTGTTTGTGGTGGCGTAATTAAATTAATACTAGCGCCATTTATTGATGAAGGATAAACAACGTCTCTAATATCTCCTAATCCCCCCCAATTGATTAAATCACAATCCTCTAATGTTTGATATCTTTCGAATACAGCGGAAAACATTACCCATCTTTCTTCAGTATTTGCGGTTAAACATATTAATGAATCATAACCACAATCATCATATATACCTCTAACTGAACATATTTCATTTATACAGTAACCTGAAGAGTATGTTAGCCCCGTAGTACCACAACTACCTGTTGTTACACAATCACCCGTTAATTTAATATATTTTACACATAAATGGGGGTTCTTAGGGTCTCCTGATAATCTGATTGACATTGCGTTAGATAACGCATCTACACCAGGGTCAACAGGGGGATTTACGATTGTAGTGTTATATGCCCCACAAGGACCTGTATTATGTTTAACTGTTGTTCCTGATGTTGGAAAAACGTCAAAACAATTAGAGTTAGTTACGCCAGTATTTGAGCAGGCACATGTTCTTATACAATTCCCTAAACCTGAAGTTACTCTTTTATATGTCCATTGAGTAGAACTACTGCCTGAGGTATCAACATTAAATCCACAATTATAATTATAACAACCTAAACCATCTGAACCTTGGTTTCCTCTTTTAGATTCAGTCTTACCTGATGATGGATGATAATATTTATTTTCTGCCCTTGTACCAAAATAAAAGAACATACCCGAATTTTCAGGATAAACATCATTTAAGTATACTTCAGAAGGCTGTATTTTAAACTCTTCCCTTTGTCTCGGTTTAATGACGGTCTCCATTGTCCATCCCTTGTTAACCCTCTCAGGAAAAACCTCATAATCATAACCAAATAACTTATAAAATCCCTGATAAAACCCCCCATAAAGTTCATTATAATAACCAATAGAGTCTCCATTATTTTTAGATATCACATTATATATGGTTTTTGAGTTACCTGAAAACCTATGATTTGGCCAATCGGCATATGACGTAACAGGGTGAAATTTCATTCTGCGGTCATAATAGTGTGGGTTCCATTTTTCAAAATCATTAATACCCATAGTAAACGTTATTGTCTCACCGGTCATTTTATCGTATAAACCGTTATCCGTAGCAACTAAACCAATATCACATAAAGTAGTCGCGGATTCACAATATAAATCAACGTTTTTAGGGTTATAATAATTTTCTGAAACTAAAGTATTTCCGGTATAATTAACATTCCATAACAATTTCATTTGTTGATTTGACAAATTTGATGATAAATCAATATATACGGGCAGTCTGTCTCCATCGTCTTCTGCGATTAGTTTTGTAGAAAATACTACTTCCTCATCATAATCTCTCTCATCTGATGCGATTGTGAGGTCAAAGTAACTACTATAGTCTAAACGGATATCGTATCGATTAAAATTATAATTATTAATATTCTGACTGGGCATGAATGGTTTTTATAGATAAATACTTTGTTCGCGGTATTTATATTAAAAAAGAATCAATGAAGTCATATCTTTATAAAACTGTAGAGCAAGCTGAGAAAGCTGCAAATGAATTAGGTTGTGAAGGTTCTCACAAACATAAAAGAAATACATTTATGCCTTGTAAGACCCACAAAGAGTTTTTGTCAACAACTAAAAGTGATAAACCTGAGGGTGAAATGGACGAAATAATCGACTATGATGGTACTATGTTAAATTCTAAAATACCAATATTAGACCCGACTGTTAGTGCAGATGGAAATACCACCATGGATAAAACTGTTGCCATGGCACGTATCACTCAAGACCCTCTAACAAGGGGTTATAGAGTTTATTACGGTGAAAGTGTTGAACCTAGGGAAATTAGTGAGGAGGATATGGAAGACGCTTTTGGGTATGATGAAACTAAATATATGGACGCCGATGAGACTATCGATTTTTTTATTGATGAGTTAGGTTTTGATGAAGATGAGGCTAAAGGTCGGTCTGAAGAAATGGGCAAGGACCCTAAATTAGACGACTCATCTTATTTTAAGAAAATGAAAGATTTTGTAATGAAAGGTAGATTGGTTGAAAAGGGGAAAGTTTTAAGTAAAGAAGAGTTAATTAAGATGGCAGACGATATGTTAGTATCTAAATCAGACAATAAAGATTTAAAAATTAATAGTAAAATCTCACCAATCTTACAAAGAAACATTAAAGTTTTAAAAAAATTAGCGGTAGCTGATGGTATTTCTACTAATGAGTTAGTTAAAATTTTAAAAAATGAATAAAGAATTATATGATAGAAAAGTAAAGATACCTGAATCTCTTTGTGGTCACCTATCAAAGTGTTTTGATTCTGTAGACGCGGATAGTAATGTTGAAGGGTTTAATAGAAACAAAGACATGAGAGATAGTGGGGTGGCTACTTACCAACAGATAAAACGAATTAAAAATTGGTTTGAAGGTTATGAGGGAACTAAAGACGAACCGTCTTTTATTTTAAACGGTGGGGATAGAATGGAGAAATGGTGTAACAGTGTTTTAGACCATTGGAGAAAAACTTTAGATATCGGTAATAAAGCCAAGTTAGAAGGTGGTATGGAAAATGAATATATAAAATATCATACTAAAGACGGGATAGTTGTTAGTCCTAATCAAAAACATGAAAAAGGTATTAACAAATTTGATACGTCTGTTACCGAACAGATAAAACAAATAAACGACATAATGAAAACATTAATATAATGGCAACACAAAACGACAAATTAGACTTCGCTCAACCAGTAAACACATTATCTGAATACGCTGAAGCAGAAAGAGCAAAATTATTCCCAAAGAATGATTATTCACCTAATAGTGACCTTTATTCACCTCAACATCCAGATGCAATGGCTGATGGTGATAAATTAGGGAGAGGAACCGCAAAATACTTAGATATCTATAACCATGAAGTTGGTACTTCTACGGATATCCAAGCGAGAGTAGAGAATGAAAAAATTGACAAGTATAGTCATAACAAACCTTACCCAAGTTTCGAGTTATAATGAATTTACTTACCACGGTTAAAGGTCTCATAAATGAAATCGCGTCTCTTAATGATATTGAAAAGTCAATTAGAGACCGAAAAGTTGTGATTATTAATTACGATGGTAAAGAACCTGGTGGTAAAGGTTATAGGACTATTGAACCTGTGTGTGTGGGTAGAAGTAAAGGTGGTAATAATATGGTACTTAGGGCGTGGGATACGGAAGGGGCCTCACATACCGCAACTATAGGTGAAAAACCATTACCTGGGTGGAGATTATTCAGAGTCGACAAAATATTTACTTATAAGTTAACTAATGATACCTTTAATGAACCTAGACCTAACTATAACCCTAACGGAGACAATAGTATGTCTAGCGTGATTTTAAACGCAAAATTTAATAATTAATAATATGAGTAGTAACCTAATGGAGAAATTAGCAGTTTCTAAGAAAATAATGGAAAAGCATAATGCAACACCAAGAGCACATGGTGGTTCATTACCTATGTCAGAAAATATCAACGCTTCGTATAATATACCTCAAGACATGATACAACAACCACCACCACAACAAC